ATGCCCTCCAAGAATGTTGTGTTCGAGCAAATTGAAGACATTGCGCCTGAGGGCTTGGTCTTCGATATCCAAAATCCGCGTCTGGAGGACGGCGTAGACGGCAATGAGCCGACCAGTGAAAAGGAGATCATTCAATGGCTGCGCAACTTGGCAGCTTTGGATGAGTTGATATCTTCCATCACGCATAACGGTTTCAAGCGGATTGAGCCACTAGTGATCCATGGCCCTGACGGCGGGCCTTATACGGTACTGGAAGGCAACCGGCGCCTTGCGTGCATCAGATTGCTCAAAAATACTGCTTTGGCTGACGAATTAGGTGTCTCAGTACCAAGGCCGGTACCACCATCAGTTCTTGATTCAATCCAGACGGTTCCTGTCTATCGGGTACATAACCCCTCTGACGCAAGGGCATTCATTGGCTTCAAGCACATCAATGGCCCGCATCGCTGGGAATCGTTTGCAAAAGCGAAGTACGTTACCAGTTGGTGGCTTGATGAGCGAGAGACCGGGCTCACCATTAATGAAATAGCGGATAGGCTTGGGGACGATAACAACACCATACGTAACATGATTGCCGGCATGTTGGTGCTCGAGCAGGGAAAGAGAATCGGCTTCGAGATATCGGATAGAGCTAACAAGGGGCGTTTCGCGTTCTCGCATTTGTACACTGCCCTGTCCCGAGCAGAGTATATGGATCATCTTGGCCTCAGGAAGGGGTGGGCACAGAAGCTTGAGGTTGATCCTATTCCTGTTGAAAAGTCGGAGGAGCTTTCAGAGGTTCTGCTTTATTTGTACGGTAGCAAGTCGCAAAAAAAACCGTCGTTAATCAAATCGCAAAACCCTGATCTTGCGCATCTCGGTGAGGCGCTGAGGAACAATATTGCTCTGCACGTGCTGCGTGGTGGCGCAAGTTTGCAAGAGGCTCGGCAGGAATTTAGGCCTCCGGAAACAATGCTCAACGAGCTTTTGGTGACAATTAATCTGCGTTTGAGAGAGGCTACCCAGTTGGCTGCTCGCGCCGAAACGTTACCGGAAGCACTAGCTGAAATTGCAAAGGAAATTCACACGCAAGCAAAAGGCCTTACGTTACTTGTAAGTGCAGCCATGAAAGGTAAGCAGGGTCAAGAATGAGGCTGCAAGCTGTTCCATTTGACGCCGACACGCACACGGCCGCGGACTGGATGGAAATGAAAGCGATCTTAGGTCCTAAGGATCGGCTTTCGTTTACCGATATAGAAAGGGCTTGGGAAGCAAATCGCGAATCAGAGGATCAAGACCCGGGGGGCGGTTTTGAACAGTTTGACGAGTGGCTCAACGCTAGAGTTATGATTATTCAACGACGCATCGAGCTACTTGGAGAGTCGTATCCATTCGAATTCTCCGATGATGACACTGCTCTTAGGTTTAAAGGTGATGCAGAAATTGCTGATGGTGAGGCAGTTTACTTGCTCTGTCTCTTTTTATCAGTGGCCAGAGATACTTCCGTCTTCGTAGATCCAATTCCCATCACGCCATGGATGAGAGATGCCTTTCAGGCATGCTCAGGCTGGGCCGCAGCCGGGTCGATTGATGGTTCATCGTATGTGTTTGGATGGCCGCGAGTTGACGGAAGCGACTTCCAAGTTGCTTTGCATGATGTATTCGTCACGCTCATGGCTGATGGTGAGATTGTCCCGCATAGCAATGCCCCCGCTGGTTCAGCCGGTCGCGAAAAAGATGCAGGGATTGACGTTATCGCATGGAAAGAAAGAATAGATAAGTCTAGTGGAAAATTAAATCTATTTGGGCAGGTGGCAAGTGGCGCAAATTGGCGCGATAAGCCTATTTCGCCATATATAGATGCACTGCAGAAGAATTGGCTGGCGAGTCCATGGATAATTCCCCCTCAACCAGCAATGTTTATTCCATTTTCTATCGTCCCTCTCTTCGGAGCTACCTATAGAGAGCAGGTTCGATATTTCTCAGCGATGTACGGATCAATATTTTATCGAGAGATTCTTCCTGCATATGCCGCGCGCGGTTTGTTGTTAGAACGCTCGGGTTCAATCTTTTGTCACCGCTCTAATGAATTGCCCCGACTAATAGCGCGTGAGAAGGCATTTATTAAAGTGCTCAGACGAACGCAAGATTATTCATAGGCATGACGCGCATAGGTTTCACTGGAGCTGGGACGACCAGGCCTGGTGAGTAAAATATAACCTCTGTGCCGCGCCCTCTTTCCTGGGCTGTATAATTGAGAGTGTAAGTGAGTTCTTCGTATCCGGAGTACAGGCCTCTGATTACGGGATGGTCGTCGTATGAAACCATCCAATTGCAGTTTTTGGGGAGATTGCCGACTGTTTTTGCTACATCAGCGTGATCTGACGGGTTGTAGTGATGCATATAAAGCCCCTGGCCCTTGGTGAAATAAGGTGGGTCAAAATAAATCAGATTTTTCTTTGCAATTTTCGGCGCAAGCCTCTTCACGAGAGTCTGAGCATCCTCGTTATGCAGGCGGATGCCCTCGCTTCTCTCTGCGATTCTTTCGATCCGCCAGATCAAATCTTCAACGTTGAAGCGGGCATCAATCTTCCAAGGACCAGTCTGTTCTTTGCCGCCAATGACTCCACCCAGCAAAATTCCTGAACGGTTAGTTCGATTTAGGAAGAATGTCGAAAAAGCTAAATCTAATGTGTCTGGCGAAGCCTCTTGCTGGACAGTTCTGGCCCATTGCCAGGTGTCCATATCCACCTTGCATTTTTGAATTCGGCGAATTAGCCGTTCAGCATCTGTCAGAACTGCCGACCAAAAGGCATGCACCGCTGGATTGAGGTCATTGATATGTATCCGCTTGACAAGTCCACGGATCAGCAATTCCATAGCCACAGCAGCACCGCCAGCATATGGCTCGACATAGGTTCCACCGAAGAGACCGTTCAGCTCCAGGACCTTCTCAACGTAGTCGGCCAGCTTTCCCTTGCCTCCTGGGTAGCGAAGAGGGGTGTAGAAGCCATGCGATTGGGTCATTTGTCGGGTTCCATGATGCGGTTAGCAGTATAAGCCGCCACGGGGTGGATGCTCCCACTTGTGGAGGAAACGACAGGCAGTGAGTGGTCATACACGTGGAGCATCGCGTCGGTCTTGTGCCCGCTGGCCAGCTTCTTGTCGCCGTCTGTATCCGTGACGCCGCGGTGCTTCAGCCCGTGCAGTGCAAAGCGATCTGTCTCAACTAGCACCCCATCTCGTAGCGCGTTCTTCATGAGACGTTGCCACGAGGTGTTGAAGCCTGACCTGGTGAGTGGGCCACCGTCTTCGCCGACGAACAGATAGCGCTCCGACGCATCTAGTGGCACAGGCCGTTTCTGACGCTGCCAGACGTTGAAGCGATAGGTTTGCAAGGCCTGAATTGCTTCAGTGAGGGGCCCGCCTTTTCGGACAAGATTGTCGCGGCTTCCTTTGCGTCTGTTAGTCATCAGTTCTTGCCCAACATCATGAGCGTCCGTGAGGGTGAGAACCTCGATGCCCCTGAGCCTTGCTTGATATGCGAGCTCCATGGCAGCCCAAAGATAGAGAGGTACTGCACCCTTTTCTCTTGGACCCCGGGTACTGCATTCTCGGGCATAGGCTTGCACCGCTCTGAACACCTCTGGCTTCGGCATTCGGTGGGCACGCCTTTCCTTTACCTGCTTCACGCCGCTGGCCGGGTTGGTCTGGACATGGTCGTGTTCACGTGCCCAGCCGAAGACTCGGCGTAGATAGCGCAGCCAGTGATTTGCCTTGGTGGGGTACCCAGGCACATCCTTCTGCCCAGGTTTTTCGGCTGGTCTCCCGTGGGCGATCACGTCCACCAGCCGACGAATGACGCCTGGGGTAAGGCGATCCACGACAGCGTCGCCCAGCATTGTTCCGTTCTTCAAGGGGTACAGCCTGATCGCTTTGGCATAGTCCCGATAGTGCTGCTGGGTTGTGCTCGCCAACTGAGCAAATGTCAGGCTGCCTTCGAACAGATCAATCACAAATGAGATCGTTCCTCGCACAGCCACTCCGCTGCGTTGTTCTGCGATCACATGCAGATCGGAGAGGCGCGCGGTCGCTTGTGCAACGGTCTTTGCTTTGTAGCCTCGCCCTTCCGGGTGCGGATTCAGTACGTACCAGCGCCCTCTGCCACTGTTATCCCAGTAGATGCCTTTGGGTACCTTGCTGTAGTCGATATGACCCGGAAGGTTTGCTGGTTCTTTCCTTGGGCGGCCGCGTGTAGCCATGCTGATTGACACCGAAAAATGAGTAGGCCGGACTCGTGTGGCGAGTCGGTTCGAGCGATGGTTCTCAGAGCAGATCGCTAGCGCTGTAACAGTCAGCGTTTGGCGCGTTTGGCGTAAGCCCGATTGCGGCGTTCAGGGCATCAGTCGTGGTCCAGATGCCTCCCTTGCCATCGTAGTGATAGCGAATGCCGCAGCGACGTGCCCATTGCTCGACGGTCGATAGACGCGGGCGCTCGCCCGGTCGGCACAGGGACTGCATATCCTCAAACTGCAATACGGTTCCAATCATGTTGCGGACCTGATTGCGATTTCTTTAAGCAGCAGAAAGGTAATGCTGCCAGTGCCAATGTTCGCTGTGGCTGCTTGTCTTACCATTGCGCGCCTGCTATCTCGATGGAACGCTTATGTCGGACACTTGTACTTGCAGTTGCCACAACGAGGATATTCCTGCTGAGCAACGCGTACAGCAGCTGAAGGATGCTGACGCAGATACTTTTGACCAATCGCTCAAACGGTTCGTGGAGCTGATGAAATGCATGGCTCTTGGGGTGTCGTTCGGCATTGGTGGGTCGGCAGTAGCAGCGTCTGGGATTGCATACCGTGCGAAGGTTGTGGGAGTAGCTGGTTGCGCGATCGGCGGCGCCCTGACAGTTACTTGTGCTGTCTTGATCTTTGTGAAGCCATATATGCACAACGTTCCCTCCGAGTGGCGTGCGAGGGCTAAGGGCGTTAGCGTCTTTTCGGCTCTTGTGTTGGCGGCATCCTTCACGTTCTTCATCACGATGGACGTGATCAAAGATGCTCGTAGAGACCGACCTTTTCCTGAGTCCTGCGTTGGCTCTGACAGCAAGTTCAATCGGTCCGGCTTGATAGTGAAATATTGACCGCATACAACTAGACCTTGATCACTCGCGCATCGGTTGCCTCGCGCCGCGATAGGCTCTTACGCACCGGCGTAGCACCCAACTTCTGCACCTTGCCGCCGCGCTTAGCGAATGCCTTGAGGTGTGCCGCCAGGTCGGCGCGTTCGCGGTCTTTGTGGCGGACGGTGGAGAGGGCGAAGGCGCTCATTGCGCACCTGCCTTGCCACGCGCAGCGGGTTCGTCGCGCAGCAGCTGCTCGGCGTAGGCGACGCCGCGCTGGTTTAGGGTGATGGTGTTGGGGAACTGCGGGTCGTCGAGCTGCACCAGGCCGGCGTTGTCGAGCCAGTTGATGCAGCGGCGGGTGAATGCCTGGATCTGCACGGGGCCGCTGGTCTGCACCTGGGCGGGCATGGCGGCGAAGCCGCCGCGGGTGCGGCGCAGGGTGCGGCCCTGTGCGGTGTATGCCGCCTTGAGCGCGGCCTGTGCTTTGGGTTGTAGATGCATGGTGACCTCGATCAGGCGGCGTGTGCCGCGGTGGCCAGGTGCGCGAACAGCTGTTCGCGGGCGCGGCTCAGGTGGGACAGCGGGATGCGGTGCTGGCCGGTGGGTTCGGTCCAGCGGCCTTCGGTGAGTGCGCGGCTGGTGCTCGGCGTGGTGGCCTTGCCGCAGCGGCAGCACTCGATGTGGAACGTGGCCGGCGCCGGCCCGCCGATGCGGTAGCGGTGTGGTGCGCCGTGTGTGGTGACCAGCTGCGGGCGGTGGCCTGGCTGGCACGCGGGAATGCTGAGCGGCAGTGGCGTGGCTTCCTGGCGCATGTCAGTCCTGGGCCCGCGCTAGCCGAACGTGGGGGAGGGCGGGCCGCTGTTCGTCGGCATACGTGCGGTGGGTGCCGCCGCTGCGGTGGGCAGAGTGGATCTCTGCCAGCCGCAGCGGGATGCAGACGGCCGCCAGGATCGCCACCACCGCCCAGCCGGCGGCCAGGGTGCGTTGGTAGGTGCGGCTCATGCGCGTGGCTCCTGTACCTGCACGCCGTGCTGCCGGAGCCAGCGCGTGGCCCGTTGCAGCACGCGCGGGGCCAGCGCATACGTGTCGCGGCCGATGCACAGTTGGCGCGTGGTGGTGCGCGCGCGCAGGCGCGGCGCCACCGCGCAGCCATCCAGCGATGGCGTGACCTTGCCGTCGTACAGGCCGGCCCAGATCCAATCTGTGCAGATCATGAGCGCGAGCGTTTGGCCTGCATGGCCGGTGGGGAAAATTGCTTCGACTGGGCGCGTGCTCATGGCGTCACCCGTACCGGGACGCCGTGCGCGGCCATCCATTCGCACATGGCCTGAAGCGCATCGTCGCTTGCGGTGTAGGCGGTCTGGCCCAGCTGCAATGCGCCCTCCATGCGACGCACATCGGTGAGGCGGCAGACAGTCACCGCGACCTCGCTGCTGCGGTCGGTGCCGTACAGCGCGGCACTCACCGACTCGTGTTTGATGGATAGACGCAGCAAGGTGCCCTGACCGCGGCCCGGACGAAAGTTGGCAGAGGGAAAGTCGCTCATGCGCCGCGCACCTGGATGAGGGCGGACCGAAAACGCTCTATCTGCTCCCTACGCTTGGCGATCCTTTTCTGCAGGCAGGAGGCATAGCTGGCAGAGGCGCAATCGCCCAGCATGTTGAGGGTGTGCTGATCCTCGCGGATCGCGTCCTCTGCCCAGATAATTGCGGACGTCAGATCTTCAGCAGTCAACGAAGCGGCAATGGCGCTCATGCACGCAGCTCCCGGACGAAGTCGCGGCTAGCCGCCTCAGCTCGAAGGCCCGCTAATTCGATACGATCGTTACGCTTCGGGTAGCGTTTCGTTCCCTTCGACATGCCGCGCTGCTGCAGTGCCTTGGCGCGAGTACGGTCGTCGGCAGCGCAGATGCGAAAGCACCGCGTAGTTGCTCGGTCCGGCTCTTCTTGCCTGACTGAGCGATGTTCCGTGATCAGCAAACGCATAGCTTCTCCAGCCAGAACCGGTACCTACCGGCTGCAGAACTATGCGTTATGCATAGCTAGAGCGCAATGCAAAACGCATAACTTGCTGCGCACTATGCGTAATGATTTATTATGGGTTCAGTTAACCGTCCGCAGCGAGGACAGAAATGCCTCCTGCATCCGCCATGCATTGCCCTTAAAAGACAGCACCTTGGATGTGTAGAAGGGAGCCCTGTCAGCTTCTAATTTCCCGACCTTTTCAGGGCTTTCAATTACCGCTATGACATCGACATTGTCGTTTCGTCGTTGGACAGTGGACCACATCAGCTCCGCTTCTAGCAGGCGCTCCTTCGTACTTGCGAGGACGATAGCGATGGGGCGAGAAGCGTGAAAAACCGCGTCTGCTGCGAAGTCATTGATCTTCTGGTTGTAGGCCACGCCCACCCCGGACTCTATTGCCACCTCTCTCAGGATCGCTAGCATCTCGATCTTGAAGGAAGACTCGGATCGTTGTGCCCGAGTCGCAGTGAGTGCTTGGACTTGGACGGCCGCTTCAGCGATACGGAAAACGGCTAACGAGACATCCGACTCGCTGCATAGCACCTCAATGCTTTGATCGTTGTGATTCCAACTCACATTGAGCGATACCGTCATCTCGTGAAGCCAGCGTGTTATGCGCTCACTGTCGACCTCAACACCATCGAAAGAGAGCCGCTCAGCTGCTTCTCCGTTTTCAGTAAGCAGGTAGGTCCCGTCTTGGTTGCGCTTCGCATAGACGATTACGTGATCATGGTCGTAGTAGCAAAAAGGCGTCTCTACAAGAAAGCCTTCCTGTGTAATGCGCGTGTTGAGGTGGCGGCAAAGATCAATTTTCATGACAACAGGCCAGCCTCCCCAGCGCTGATGTTGCAAACATCGCAGAAGATACGGATGAATTCCTTCCGATGGTCCTCGATGTCAGGATCAAGGCCTGAGACTGGCGAGTCTTTCAGTGCAAGCTCTTTGCAGCCTGCAAGGTTTCGTCCAGAAAGATCACGCTCTTGCTCGCAGTTCACGATGCAGTGCATGCCTTTATGGGAGGGATGCCAGTCTAAGCGGAGAAGGCAGGTCAACTCCGCTTCCTTGTCGCCTCTTAGGAGAAAGCCGTACATGGCTTTCTTTTCGTATGTATCGGCGGTACGGGCTACAAATGCTGCGTAGAAATCACCTCCAAGGGAGATGAGGTTGGTGGAGGAGCGACGGCTTGGCTGCACCTTGTGAAGCGGGGGCGGGAATCTACGCTTCTGATGTGCAGTAAACGCAGCGGCAATCAGCCGCTTCGGTTGCGCCTTAATTTTCAACAGCTCCGTCCGGGGAAATAGACCCGTGCCCTTCATCCTTGCCCCTTATGTACTAGCCGCCCTTCATTGCCCGAATAGTCGCAAGCACCGCTTCTTGCTGAGTCTGACTCAATCCGGCTAGCTCGCGAACGATCGACGTTGGCAAGGGGCCTTCTGCAACCTCCGCCTCGTCTCCTGTCAGGGAGTTCAGATCTGTCTGCAAGACCTCGCAAAGCGCCTTCAGGTGTTCCATTTTCCGCACGCTCCTACTGCCGTTAAACCAGCCGTAGACGGTCGACTCGGCCACGTTAACGCCTTGCAGTGTCAGAGCTGCACAGACTTGAGGAACGTTGAGGCCCAGTGATTCTCTACGGGCCGTGAGATTGTCGGATAGCGTGCTCATATGGTGAGACGGAGCCTAAAGATATCGCTTGCGCTGCGGCTATGCGTTATGCATAATTTGCCACTACGCGTAACGCATAGAGCCGATGAGCGCACGTAGCTACTGGAACGAGTACATGGATAGGCACGGTGGCCCGATCGGTGTCGCTGCCCGCCTGGGTATCCCTTATTCGACGATCGCTGGAATCTGTAACGGGAATCGGGGAATTGGCCGGGCACTTGCGCTGCGAATGTCTCGGGCAGATCCCGAGCTTGATCAAAGAATCTTGATCTGGGTTGAGTCTGAAAAAGGCGTAGGAGAGACAGCACCCTTGATGCCCAACAAGGCGCGGAATTCGATTTCGGAAGTGATTCGTGGAGAGAAAGCTTAGGGCGACAAGTTGGCATCCCAATTAGCGACCCTAGCGGCAAAAGGGGCGGCTGAGCGCATCGACCGCCTCCGCATCTTGGGCCGCCGCTGGCGCAAGTCGACTATGAAAGGAATATCGAATGATTGGCACTGACCACCTGGAAAGCCTTAGGGCAAAAGTAGTCGCCGGGCTTTCCAGCAGGAAAGAACAGATCCAGCTGGCGCACGCAATGGGCCCGTCGGGCGTAGCGTTCGTCAAAGAGGCGATGCGTCGTTGTCGGGGCAAGCTGGCTCGATCGCATCTACCAGCAGAGGCAGCGCCGTGTTGTCCGACATGTGGGCAGGCGGTGCATCGGCCAGTTCCAACAATCGCCGTCGGATCTGGCGTTGATTCGGAGCGTTGCTGATGAGCATGGGCAGCACGACTTCCAGCACCAATTCGATCGCGTCGAGGCGCTGGTCGCTGACTTCCTTCTCGGACAATTTGTTCGGCATGCCTGTGGCCTCTGTAGGTGAGATTGGGTCTGACGTTGGATCGTACATCGCCGCAGGCTGCTCGCAGGACGGCAGATACATCACGCCGCTCAGCGAGCGCCTGGACGCGGGCGAGCTTGCGTCGCTGGTGGGGCTTCCTCTCCACAACAACGGCGACACCGCCGACCTGTCGCTGACCGCCGACGAATGGGCAGCGCTCATAGAGCGCCGGCGTCGCGTGGGTTGGCCTCTCAATTTTTTGGAGGTTGCTGATGGTGTCTGATCGCTGGAATCCACGGCTCTGGATTCGTGACTGGCTTAACCGCCAGACTGCAAAAGAGAAGGCAAGCTGGAAAGCAATTGATACCGAAATTGCTGCTCTCAGAGCGTCGATACACCACCCGGAGGCGTCCAACACAATTGTGCTAGACGCCAATGGCAAAGCGAGCGGCTTTACTCGTGTCTGTAAAGGGCGCGACGAGTGATTTCCGCAATCTGCTTTTTTGCCCCAGGTTGGATCGTACCCGCTTCGATTTCCGAAATCGTGCGCTCTACATTTTCTTTGAATCCTGGCGTGTCTGCGAATGCCCGAATGATGCCGATTAGTAAGACATGTGCTGCGGCAATTTGGTCTTTGAACTCCGCTTGCACATTGTTCTGCGATTGCATGATTGCCAAGATTTCGTTCAATCGCTGTTGTACTTCTGCGTCCATGTCGCCCTCCTTGCGGGCTCTTGTTGGTGCCGTGGGGGTTCCAGCATATCGCGGGGAGGGTGGCACCCATGCGTAGGCCGAGCCAAGAGGTGGCGCTCAATGCCGTGCTTCGGCGATGGGAGCGGGGCGCGCGGGCGCCGGCGGGCTCAGCCATTCCGGGGCTTGTGCGCAACGGCGCTGCGATCGCCTTGACTGTGGCGGGCTTGGTCGCGTTCTGCTCCGGTTTGCTCGGCAACAAAGAAGACAGCCACGACATCGCCGACGCCGGTGCGCACGTCGTAGCGCCGCAAGGCAGTGAATCGCAGGAATGGGGTGGTGGTGTGCATGACGCACATGGTGCGTCGGCCGGCCAACCCGCCACCACGATGAACTGCACGACGTTTCAGGGTGGCGCGCGATGACGTGTCAACGCTCAGACATCTACTGGCGCGACGCGCTGTACAACGCGGTGTCGCAGATGCCGGGCAATGTGCGCGCGGCTGCTACTTACCTGAAAGAGCGCCGCGGCAAAACCATCGCGGCGGAATCGCTGCGCAAGAAGCTGCGCGGCCTGGAGGGCGAGTCGCTGTCGATGGAGATGGCGGAGATGCTGACCGAGTGGATGCAGGAGCTGAGTGCCGGCCAGGCGCAGGCGACGTGCTGGATTCAATCACTGGGGGCGCAGTTCGATTTGGCGATGGACTTCGTACCGCCGGCGCCCGACAACGGCTGGCCGGACGAGGTGGCGGCGATGCAAGCAAAGCTGCTGCATGTGGCTAAGCACGCGGGGCGCCTGTCTGGTGTGGCGTTGGAAGCGCTGGACGATGCGCATCTTTCGCTGCAGGAAGCCGACCTGATGGTGGACGAGCTGCAGGCGATCCGCACCATGTGCCACCGCCTGGAGCGCAACGTGCGCCGGGCGGCCGCCAAAGGCCGGAAACGTGCTTGAGATGACCATCGACCGCGCGCCACGCACCCGCACGCTGAGCGCCACCGCGCAGCGTTACGTGGCTGAGGCGTTGCAGCTGCTGTATGGCGATGCGCCTGGACTTGCGGGCGATGACGCACTGGCAGAGCGCGAGCGCTTGCGCTGCGCAGACGCTGCTGACGAGCACGCGCAAGGCGTGTTGCCGTTGCCTTGCGCCCCATCTCCCCGGGAGGCGACGGAAAGCACGCGCGGGCAGGGCGGGGCACTGAATCTGAATGCAGCAACGAGCGGTTCAGCTCCGGGCGATGGGTCCTCCTGGCCGACCCCCGATGCGGGCAATTCGGACCCCGTTTCCTTGGTAGATAGCGCGGTTGGAAGTTACTGAATGTTGGCGAATTACGATGATGTGCTTGGCCAGCTGCGCGATGCGGGCCTGACCCTCGACAGCCTGGATGCGAGCGGCCGCATGGTCCGCTGCAAGGTGGAGGGCTCACGGGAGCGGCGCGGCTGGTATGTGCTGCACGAGCTCCAGACCAATGGCAGCGATGTGCTGATTGTTGGCACCTACGGGATCTGGCGCGGCAACGACAATGGCGCGATCAAGGTAGATCTGCGCAAGCGCGACAGCGAGTTCACCACCGAGCAGCGCGAAGCACTTAAACGCCGCTTGGCGGAAGACCGCCGCCGCGCAGAAGCCGCACGCCAGGAAGAAAACCGCCGCGCCGCCGAGCGCGCCACGCGCGCGTGGGGCAAGGCGCTGCACGATGGCGAATCGGACTACCTGACCGCCAAGGGCGTGCAGGGCTTTGGCCTGCGCTACGGCGGCTCGGGCATTGCGGTGGTGCCGCTGCTCGACGGCAATGGCGCTATCCATGGGCTGCAGCTGCTGCGCACGGCCAAGCAGGCCGACCAGCAACGCAAGCCGGTGAAGGAATTCTGGCCGGCGGGCCTCGCGAAGCGTGGGCACTTCCACCTGATTGGAGGCACGCCGCAGTGGATCTTGTTGGTGGCAGAGGGATACGCCACTGCCGCCAGTCTGCACATGGCCACCGGCTACCCGGTAGCGGTGGCCTTCGACGCCGGCAATCTGATGCCAGTGGCCAGCGCTCTGGCAAAGCGTTACCGCAGCACCAAAGTGCTGATCTGCGGTGATGACGACACGCTGCAGAAGTGCCGCGCGTGCAAGTCGCGCCTGGTGCTCACTGAGCATCCGAAAACATGTCCCACCTGTGGCGAAGACCACAAGGCCGAGAACGCCGGCATGCTCGGCGCGAGCGCGGCCGCACTCGATGTGCACGGCGCGACCTTGCTGCCGGTCTTCGCAGAAGAGATCGCGCGGCGCGCGGTATTCATCGAGCACGGTCGCAAGGTTAGCGACTTCAACGACCTGCACCTGGCCGAAGGGCTGCACGTGGTGCGTGCGCAGGTGGAGGCTCGCATCACGGAGCTGTCGTGGCGTGCGCCGGTAGAGAAGCGCGCCGCTTCCATCCCCAGCACCGGGGGCGCGGGGAAGGCCCTCCTCAAGCCGATCGACAGCATCGACACACTGCTCAGCCGCTTTGCGCTGGTGTACGGGCAGGGCGGCACGGTGTTCGATCACCAAGAGCACATGCTGGTGGCGCTGGGCGACATGCGCGATGCGTGCGTGCGGCGCGAGTTGCACCGTGCCTGGCTGGAGAGCCCGCAGCGCGCCATCGTGCGCGTGCAAGAGGTGGACTTCGATCCGTCGGGCTGCAAGCCGGGCATCACTTGCAACCTGTTTGCCGGCTGGCCGACGGTGCCGCAAGAGGGCACCTGCGACAAACTGCTGCAGCTGCTGTGGCACATGTGCGGTAACGAAGCCAACCAGCGGATGCTCTACGACTGGGTGATCAAGTGGCTGGCGTACCCGTTACAGCACCCGGGCGCAAAGATGAAATCGACGATCGTCATCCACGGGCCGCAGGGCACCGGCAAGAACATGTTCTTCGACGAGTACATGAAGCTGTTCGGCGAATACGGGCGCGTGCTGGACCAGTCGGCGCTGGAGGACAAGTTCAACGACTGGGCCAGCCGCAAGCTGTTCCTGCTGGCCGACGAAGTGGTGGCCCGCACCGAGGTGTACCACCTCAAGAACAAGCTGAAGGCCCTGATCACGGGCGACCGCATCCGGATCAATCCGAAGAATATCCAGGCCTACGAGGAAGACAACCACGCCAATCTGGTGTTCCTCTCGAACGAGGCGATGCCGGTCGTGCTCGAGGAAGACGATCGCCGGCACGCGGTGATCTGGACGCCGGACAAGCTGCCGGCCGAGTTCTACCAGGAGGTGCTGGCAGAGATCCGCGCCGGTGGCACCGCAGCGCTGCACCACTACTTGCTGCAGGTCGACCTGGGCGACTTCACCAATGGCACCAATCCACCGATGACGGCGGCAAAGGCCGAGTTGATCAACCTGGGGCAGGACAGCCCGCAGCGGTTCCTCGACGAGCTGTATGGCCAGGACATCCCCGGGCTCAAGCCGCGGCCGGCGCCCTCGAAGGAGTGGTATGAGGTCTACAAGGTCTGGTGCGGCCGCGAAGGCGTGAAGCCTGCACCGTCACCCAAGTTCATCAACGCGCTGGTGCGCAAGCGCGGCATCACGCATCCCGATCGCGCGCGCAAGCGCTACCTCATCGAGCAGACCAGCCACGGCCCGCACGGGTTCCTGCTGCTGGGCAACGCCAATTGCCCGGACGAACAGACCGAATCGGCCTGGCTGGGTACCGAGGTGGTGGGCTTTCGCGGCGCCTTCAACGAATACAAGGGGCGTGCATGAGTAGTGCGCCTGTTGATGTGCGGGACGTGCGGGACGGTGTGCGGGCACCTGTGCGCGCGCAAATGCTTGGGGCAGTAGCGATGTGCGGGATGTGCGGGCGTTTTTCTTCCTACGGGGGCGCGGGCGCGTGGGGCGTGCGCTCATCGCAGGCGTGCGAGTCCTCTCCCGCGTGTGTGTGCCCGCACATCCCGCACATCCCGCACATCGCTACTGCCACGGGCGTTTCAGGCGATGCGCGTCCCGCACACGTTCCCGCACAGGCCGCACACGCTCACGCGCGCGCGTTTTTTCCTGTCTTGCTGGCCTTGAAAGAAATGGAAGAAGTGGAGCACTGGGTATGACGGACAACGATGTGGTAGTGACGGGCAAGGAGCTGGCGGCCTACATCGGCTGCCGGCCGTCTTACATCGTGGAGCTCAAGCGCAACGGCCGGCTGGTGCAGGCCGACGGCGGCAAGGGCTATCTCAAGAGCGCTTCCCTGGCGCTTTACGAGCAGACCCGCGACCCGTCGCGGGCTGGCGTTGCTGCGCGCCACACCGAGGCCCGCGGCGCGGCGCTGGTGGGCGAGGGCAGCGACGAGCAGGACGAGAGCGACGAGCCACAGACCAGCGACGCTAAACGCAAGGCCAAGGCGCTGGCGGACAAGGCCGAGACGGATGCTCAGATGGCGCAGATCGAGCTGGCCGAGAAGCTGGGCGAACTGCTGCCGCGCGCCGACGTGGAGCAGGCTATCTCCGAAGCGGGAACGGGCCTGCGCGTGGCGCTGGAGCGCATCCCTGACACGCTAGCCCCGCAGCTGGCCGCGGCGACCGATGAGGCCAAGGTGCGGCAGCTGCTGTGGGACGAGTTGACCCATGCGCTGGAAGAGATGAGCCGCGGTTTTCGATCAGCTACCAAACCGGCGGAGGTAGAGGGGTGAGGTCGGACAACAACCAACGCCACCTCATCCGCGAGTGCGACCCAGAGTTGGCCAGGGCGTATCGCGAGGCTGCAGAGATCGCGGCAGTGGATCCGCACTTTTACGGCGCAGTACGGGAGCAGCGGGTGCGGCATTACCTCGACCAGGCGGCCTTTCACGAAACAGGCGTTCGCCAAGACCAAGGAGCAGCGCGATGAACAAGCAGCGATATACGATGATGGTGCGGGTGGCCTGGTGGTGGACCTATCTGTACACGCCTGCCGTCGTGCTGATGATTTGCTGCGGCGTCGTTCCGAGCCAGCACCGACTCGAGGCCGATGCAGTGCGTGCCATCCGCATCGTGTTGAAGCCGGTGCGTCGCTACGAGGTTGCCCTTTGAACACATCGGCATCCCTCCGCATCAATGCGGTGCTCGCGCGTGCATTGCAGCCGCGCCGCCCGCTTACCGTGTCGCAGTGGTGCGATGAGCATATGCGCTTGTCGAGCAAGGGCAGCAGCAAGCCGGGGCGTTGGGTCACCGACCGCAATCCGCCATTGCGCGAGCCGATGGACGCGATGTCTGCGCGCAGCTCGGTGCACCAGCTGGTAGCGATGTTCCCGATCCAGTTCGGCAAGAGCCAGCTGGCCACCAACGCCATTGCTTACTGGATGGACTACGCACCGGCGCCGATCATGTACGCGCTGCCGGGCGAGGCCTCCATGAACAAATGGATCGCCCAAAAGTTGAACCCGATGATCGAAGTGTGCCCGGCGGTGCGTCGCGCGCTTAGCAGCACCGCCAGCCGCGACAGCGCCAACCAGCGCACGTTCAAAGACTTCGCCGGCGGCCAGCTCTACGTGGAGCATATGGGCAGCCCGCAGCGCCTGAAATCCACGACGGTGAAATACCTGGGCGTCGATGAGATCGATGAGGCGCCGCAGCAGCTGATTACCGGCGACGACCCGGTCAAGATGCTGGACGGGCGCACTTCGGCATTCCCGTCCACCTACAAGCGCCTTTACATCAGCACCCCCGGGATCGCGGGGCTGAGCCGCATTGCCAAGCTCTACGAAAAGAGCGATCAGCGCCGGTTCCACGTGCCATGCCCGCATTGCGGCCATTACCAGGCGTTGAGCTGGAGCGGCCTGGTGTGGTCACCCGATGCCAAGCACGCCTGGTACGGGTGCAGCGAGTGCGGCTCCGCAATCGAAGAGCACCACAAGACCGACATGATCGCTGCCGGCCGCTGGGTGGCGGCAAACCCGGATTCGGACGTGCGCGGTTACACGATCAACTGCCTCTACTATCAGTTCGGCCTGGGGCCGCGGTGGGCGGACTTGGCGCGCGAGTGGATGGACGCGCAGAACGACCCGGCATCGCTCAAGACTTTCATCAACGACCGGTTGGCGGAGACGTGGGAGGACCCATCGATGCGGGCGGTGAAGCACAACGTCATCGCCGATCGTGCCGAGCCATACCGCCTGCGGCACGCGCCGCGCGGCGTGCTTGCCATCACCGTAGGTGTAGACACCCAGGACAATCGCCTGGCGGTGCATATCGTCGGTTGGGGCAGGGGAATGGCCGCCTGGACGCTGGACTACGTGGAACTGCCCGGCGACCCAGCGGAGGAAGCGGTGTGGGTAGCGCTGACCGATCTGCTCAACCGACCGATCGAACGCGAAGACGGTGCCCAACTTCGGCCGCTGGCCACCGCCATCGACGCTGGTGGTCATCGCACTGAGGCGGTGAAGCATTACGTGCGCCAGCGACTCATCACCCGGCCGATGTGCATCTTCGGTGCCGTGCCGAACAACGCGCCCATCCTGTCGAAGGGCAAGCTGGCGGATGTGACCTGGCGCGGGCGCACCGACAAGCGCGGCATTACGATCTACCACGTGGGCGGCGTGGCGGCGAAGCACTACCTCTACAGTCGACTGTCAGCCGACGCCGAGCGGCAGGCCGACGGGCGGCTTGTGCACTTCAGCGACCAGTTGCCGCCGGAGTTTTTTCCAGGGCTTGTGTCCGAGGTCTACAACCCGGTGAAGAACCGATTTGAGAAGCGGGTCGTACGTAATGAGCCATTGGATACCTGGGTGTATGCATATGCAGCAAGCCATCACCCTGAAATGCGATTGCATCGCTACAACAAAGCGGATTGGGATGCGCTCTCGGAACGGCAGGGGCGAAATGAAGGTGGTGAGCCTGATTCCCGTGAAACACCGCGCGCCCGCGCGCAGTCGCAACATCAAGACACTTCGCTGCCGCAGCGCTCGACCGGACTCGTGTCTGGCGACTGGAGCTTCTAATGACTAAACGTGTCGGTACCACCATCGAATTGAGGCGGCGAATGCTTGAGGCGATGCGTCGCGAAACAGGGATAAACGAAAAAACAGCAGTTCCGTTCGTGGATGTAATCATGGCCTGCTTTGCTGGAGAGAGACTCTATTTCCCCGCAGAACATCGGCGCTATCCGGTCGAGAAAATAGCCGCTGCTATTCATGACGGGGCAAGCGTCAAGGAGGTCGTGTGCAGATTCCAGCTATCCCGTACCAAATTGTATGAACTTTTTCCAGGCGGTCTGCCGAGGCCCGCAAAGTCGCAAGGCATCAAGTCTCGCTGAGTTCGGTGCGAGGAGTAGTGAATTTAACGGCCTTCTTGAGTAATTTGAGTTGCCAGGCAAGCTGTGACCTGTCAGCAGGGAGGTCTAAAAATCCATTGGCTTCGTCTAGGGTGGAGAATGTCTTTCGCTGCGACACATAGAATCTGACGGCTCCTCGGAAATAATCTTGCAATAAATAGCAATTGGTTCGAGCGCTTTCGGACTCACTTTCAGAATGCACAGAGCGATTCCTAAAGTCCCGAAGATGCTCCAGCATTTGCTTGTGATAGTCGCTCTCGGTGAAAATGAAACTGCAGCGCCGAATCAGGTCATCGTATTTTGCTTGGTTGGGAGTCGTGAGCGATTCAAGTGCAGACCATAGTTTTACAAAGGCCGTGGTGTGATCGCGTTGGTCTAACGAGCGAGCATATGATGTAACGGCCTTTCTTATCGAGCTTTCATATTTACATTGGCTAATGCATTTTTCATCGTTAATAACTGCTTTTCCCATCTTAGCTCCTTCTTTGAACCGATAAATCTTAGCCGGTTTGAAGTTTGGCTCGTACCACAATGGTCCGTTCGAATCGGTCCCATCGGGCAAATGAAGTGTGTGAACGCCGCCGGTGCGAATCCTGTTTATGGGGCTGAATGAGGAATGGCCGTCTAATGACCATTCCATGTTGAAATTGCAGCGCATAGCGAGCAGTCCTCGCAAGTAATCTAGCAGCTCAATAGCTTTCTCGCCGGCGGTTTCCGGGGACCGCTCGGTTACGTCGACCTGCACGAAGCAATAATTTTCCGGTGTTGGCGGGATGTCAATCTTTGCGTCACTTAAGTGCGTATTCCTTACGCTGAATTTTCGGGGGAGTCTAAGGTCATGGAACGTAATCTTGCAATCCGCCAATTTGATGGTTTTAGGAAAGCCTTTTCTTTCGATTGAAAGGCTGGTAATGAGCGAGTACATCTTTTGTTTTTGGGCTAGCGTTTTACTCAGTTCTTCGTTTAATGCGATCAGGAAAGATTCCGGGGTAAGGCGGTCGCGAGTCCGTCGGATTGCACCCCAGATTAGCGCTATTTTATTTTGGCGAAGCGCGGCCGTTGGGAATTCAATCATTGAAGCAAGAACCGGTAAGTGCTCCTGATAATCGAATCCTGTAAAGCTAATTCCGGTTGAACTGTAATTAATGGACCTATTTATCCGCGAAATGATTAGATCCGGACGATATTTTTTTTTCCAATGAGCCGGCATTTGTTTCCTCAGATTTGCGATTTCCGCTAATGATGAGTCCTGAAGTTGGGAAAATTCAAGGACTTTGGCGATCTGTCTGCATTAAAAATCAAGAGCTTATGGTTTGCGGAGTCCCGATGTTTCAAGGTTTCCGGACGATGTAACGCCTACCCTGATCTCTCATGAAGACGGCTCAGGAAATGCTCACCACGTACCAGCAGGCAGAGGTTGCCGTGCTGCAGGGGCAGAGCTTCCGATTCGGTGAGCGCATGCTCACCCGTGCGGATCTGGCAGAGATCCGCAAGGGCCGCCAGGAGTGGCAGGGCGCGGTAGATCGCGAGGCCGGCGCCGGCCGTCGTGCTCGCTGGGCCACTGCCGATTTCGGTGGTCGGACCTGATGGCTTCCGCACTGATTGCCCGCGAGCGCCTCAGCGCCGCCGTTTCCCAAGACCGCAGCGTGCGTGTCATTGAAGCACGCGCTGCCGATGTCATCGCCGCTAAGGAAACCGAGCTAGCTCAGGGTAACGAGCACCTGCGCGTGTTGGCGCGGGCGCACGAAGTCACCCGCCCATCGCGCAGCCGCAAGCTAGCGCGCGACTGGGGCAGCGGTAATGCCATTGCCGGCATGGATGCGCGCCAGCTACGTGACCAAGCGCGCCACCTTGAGCGCGACCTGGACCTGGCCGACAACGCGCTCAACGTGCTGGTGCAAAACACCGTGGGCTCCGGCATCGACGTGCTCTCTGCGCCGCGTTTGGCGGGCCAGCCGATCAATCGCGAGCTGGCCCTGCAGCTGGATGAGCTGTGGGACGTGTGGTGGGACGCGCCCGAAGTCACCCGTGCGCACGACTACGGTGCGTGCCAGCAGTTGCTGGCGCGCAGCTGGCTGCGTGACGGCGAGGCGTTCTACCAGGATCTGGTCGGCACTGTGCCGTACCTGGAGCATGGCGGCGGCGTTCCGTACAGCATCGAGATGCTGGAGGCCGACCTGGTGCCGCTGGACTTCAATGACCCGGCGCGCAACATCCTGCAGGGCGTGGAGCGCAACGCGTGGGGCCGCCCGGTGGCTTACCACGTGTACAAGCAGCACCCTGGCGACCCGCTCGGCTGGACTACGGAAACCAAGCGCGTCAGCTCAGAGGTGATGCACTGCATTGCCAACCTCAAGCGGCTCCACCAGGTGCGCGGCTTGAGCGTGTTTGCCAGCGCGATGTCGCGCTTTGAAGACGTCAAGGACTACGAGGAATCCGAACGCATCGCGGCCAAGGTGGCTGCCTCAATGACGTTCCAGATCAAGAAGGGCTCGGGCGAGCTCTACCAGCCGGCCGGCGAAGGCCTGGGCGGCGTCGCATTGATGCAGCAAGGCGTACCGGTGCGCGAACTGCGCATGGCGCCCGGCGCCATCTTCGACGACCTGCTGCCGGGCGAATCCATCGAAAGCCTGGGCACCGACCGCCCGAACCCGAATGCGGCAACCTGGCGCAAGGAACAATTGCGCGCTGCGGCCGGCGGTATCGGCGTGAGCTTCTCAAGCCTGTCGCTTGACTACAACGGCACGTACTCCGCGCAGCGGCAGGAGCTGGTCGAGAAGTGGGGCAGCTACCTGATGCTGGCCGAGCGCTTCATTGCGATGTCGGTGCGGCCGCAACGACAGCGCTTCGTAGAGGCGGCGGTGCTCGCCGGCAAGGTGCGCCTGCCGCGCGGCTGGTCGCTGCGCCATTTGGCGGCGTCTACGTATGTGCGCCCGATCATGCCGTGGATTGATCCGCTCAAAGAGGCCTACGCCAAGGGCGAGGCCGAGGACCGTGGCTGGGTGAGCCCGCAGCAAAACACGCTGCAGTACGGCAACAACCCCGACGAGGTGCTGCGCCAGCGCCAGGACTGGCAACAACAGCAGCAGCAATTGCAGCCGGCAACGCCGGCACCAGCGGAAGCACGGGCGCAGCTGCGCGCCGACCTTTCGCGCGACATGTTGAGGGACATCTAACTATGCGACCCCATGCACTCACTGCGGCGCTGGGCCGCGTGCTTGCCGATGCCGGCCAGGCGCTCGGCCCTTGCCTGCTCAAGATCGAGGCCCGCGCCAACGACGTCGCCGAGGTGATGATCTACGGGACCATCGGCGACAGCCTGTGGTCTGAATCGGTCTCCGCACTGGAGCTTGCCGAGCAGATCAACCAGATCACCGCCGGCACGATCCACGTGCGCATCAACAGCGGCGGCGGAGTGGTGGCCGATGGCATGGCCATCTACAACGCACTGAGCCAGCACGCCGCGCACAAGGTGGTGTTTGTAGACGGCCAGGCGGCATCGATTGCCTCGCTGATCGCCATGGCCGGCAATGAGGTGGTGATGTATGCCAGCTCGCTGCTGATGGTGCATGCGCCACACACGATTGCCGCCGGCAACGCGTCCTCTTTCCGCCAGTACGCCACCGCGCTCGACGCGCATGCCGGCGCGATGTTGGAGGCCTATGCCACCAAGACAGGCAAGCGCAGCGAAGTAGAGCAACTGCTCACCGACGGCGCCGACCACTGGTACACCGGCGCGCAGGCGGTGGAGTTCGGCTTTGCCGACCGCGTGGCAGACACCGCGGCCGCCGCCCGCGCTGAGGGAGCCTGCGTTGTGGCGCTCACCGGCTATCTGCAGGCCATCACCCAAGCGCCCGGCCCGGTTGCCGCGCAGCTGCGCGGGCACATTGCCGCCGCGCTCAGCCCCAGCGTTTTCGCCTCACTTCCCGAGGTCACCCAAACGGCCGTTGTTGGCCACATCGAGGATCCTATGACCCAGCAAACCTATCTCCGCATCCTCGCCAACGCCGGTGGCGGGCAGGGTGCAACCACGACCACCACCGTGACGCCGCCGCCGGCTGCGTCCGCACCCGTGCCGGTAGTTGCCGCCGCGCCGGACGCTGCCGCTGCGGTGCAGGCAGCGCTCGTTGCCATGCGCGGGCGCAACACCGACATCATGGCGATGGCCGAGCCGCACATGGGCAATGCGGAGATCCGCGCCTATGTGGATGGCGTCATTGCCGCAGCCGACCCTAACGTCACTGCCGACAATGTTGGCCGCCACATCCTGGCGTTGATGGGCCGCAACGGCGAGCCACTCAACGGCCGCGCCGGCGTGGTCGCAGGCGGCGACCAGCGCGACAACGTGCGAGCGGCGATGACCAACGCCATCCAGGCGCGCGTGGGCATGGCGCAGGCGGCTGCGGACAATCCGTACCGTGGCCACTCGCTGGCCGAGATGGCGCGCGAATGCCTGGTGCAGGCGGGCGTCAATCCGCGCGGCATGGACCGACGCGAGATCGTGGGGATGGCGTTTACCCATTCCACTTCGGACTTCCCGGCGCTGCTGGGCGATGCCGCGCGTCGGTCGGTGCTGCAGGGCTACCAGGAAGTGGAAGAGCGCTTCAGCGAGTTCACCCGCGCGGTGAGCGTGCCGGACTTCAAGCCGACCAACCTGGTGGGCCTGGGCGCATTCTCCGATCTGCTGCCCGTTCGCGAGGGCGGTGAGTACAAGCAGGGCACCTTCAGCGAGCAGTCGCAGTCGATGCAGATCGTGACCTGGGGCCGGCTGTACACCATCACCCGACAGGCCGTCATCAATGACGACCTGGGCATCTTCAGCGATGTGCCGCGCAAGATGGGCCAGGCTGCCAAGCGCACGCTGGCCAAGGCGGTGTTCGAACTGATCACCAAGAACCCGAAGCTGGCCGACGGCAAGACGCTGTTCCATGCCGACCACGGCAACCTGCTGCCGTCCGCGACGATCACCACCGAAAGCGTCAGCGCCATGCAGGCGCGCATGGCGCTGCAGAAGGATGCCGACGGCAACGTCATCCGCGTGCCGATGAAGACCCTGCTGACGCCGGTGGCGCTCTCCGGCGCCGCACTGACCGTGCGTGCCGCCGAGTACGCGGTTGGCGGGGCCAACAACCAGACCACGCCCAACATCGTGCGCAACACCTTCGAAGTGGAGAGCGATGGCCGCCTGGATGGGGCAGACCCGAAGGCGTGGTATGGCCTGGCCAACTCGGCCTACGTGGATGCGTTGGTGGTGGGCTACCTGGACGGCAACCAGACGCCGTACCTGGAGCAGCACGAGGGATTCACCGTGGACGGTGTGGCCTGGAAGGTGCGCATGGATGCGGCGCCGGCCATCGCCGATTACCGCGGCATCTACAAGAACCCCGGCCAGTAAGCCGCCTGCCGCACCGCAGGCGCGGTGCGGAGTCTCTTCGTATCTGGAGTACTCCCAATGAAAAATGCATATCAAGACGGCCGCGTGCTGGACGTCACCCTGACCGCTGCGGTCACCAGCGGCGGTGTGATCGCCGCCGGCAAGCTCGTCGGCATTGCCGTCACCGACGGCGCAATTGGCGACACCATCGCCGCGCACGTCGAAGGCGTGTTTGCACTGCCCAAGTTGTCTGCCGCCGTGTTTGCCGTCGGCGCCGCGGTCAACTGGGACGTCGACGCCAAGCAGGCCATTGCCGCTGCCGGTGGTGCCGGCGACACCAACAGCATCGGTTACGCGATCGAGGCGGCTGGTAACGGCGTCGCCACGGTGCTGGTGCGCTTGACCCCGGGTACTGCCACGCCGGTGGCCGCCTAAGCCTTACCCACCACCGCACGCAGATGCCCGGGTGGCGCGTGCGGTGGTGGCTCTTTTCGACTTGACCCAAGGATCAGCACATGGCCCCGCCGCGCGGCGTCCGCAACAACAATCCAGGCAACATCGATCGCACGGGCGTGGCCTGGCAGGGCGAAGATCGCACCGCGGCCGTACGCGCACGTGAGGCGCGCTTTGCCGTGTTCGATACTCCCGAATACGGTTTCCGTGCACTGGTCAAAACGCTGCTGACCTACCAGCGCAAGCATGGCCTGCGCACAGTGCGCGGCATCATCAACCGTTGGGCGCCACCGGTGGAGAACGACACCGGCGCCTACGCGCGCCAGGTCGCCGCCGCGCTGGGTGTGGACGTGGACCAGCGCATCAACGTGGAAGCGCCGGCTACGGCGTTTCAGCTGGCCAAGTCCATCGCCAAGCACGAGAACGGCGGCAACTTCTGGGGCGATGCCGTCATCTGGGACGGCGTGGAGCTGGCGGGGATCGCCCGGTGATGGACGGCGGCGCCACGGTGCTGCTCAAGACGGCCGCGTTGCTGGTGGCCACCAGCGCAGGCAGTGCAGTGGTCACCGAGGTGATCACCGGCAGCGAGCACCTGTTCCTGGGTATCCCGCAGTCGTGGTTTCTGGCGGCGGTGGTGGGCGCGTTGGTGGGCCTACTGCTGCTCAGCGAGATCGACGTGGGCAAGGTGTCCGCGCCCAGTGGCGGCCCGGGCGTGCGGTGGCTGACGTTGCTGCTGCGCGTGGGCTTGCTGGGGCTGTTCGTGCTGGGGTTTGCGCTGGCGGCCGGCTGGATCGTGGTGGCGCTGGCCAACTACTTTCCCTCGGTGCATCGCATCGGCATTGCAGTGAGCGGGCTGAGCGGTTTCATCATCAAGCCGATGTTGCCGCACTACCTGGGCGCACTGCAGAAGTGGTCCGACCGGCTGGCTGGCCGGGCAGGAGGCGCCGCGTGAGCATCTACCTCCTGAGCCTGGTCAGCACGCTGGCGGTGTTTTGCGCCACGACCTGGCAACTGCTGCACACCTTTCATGGCGGTGAGCGCGTGCGCGATCGCGCCGCCTGGGCGCTGCGGGGCGCCTGCTTCATCGGCCTGGCGGTCGGGATGCTGGGCATCTTCCTGCGCGACTTGGCGCAGCACACACCCGCACCCTGGTACGTGCTGCTCGTGCGCGTGTGCCTGACGGTACTGCTGATCTACCCGTGGCGTCGCCGGGAGAGCGAACGATGAATATTCTGGCCTTCCTTAAGGCGCTGGTGGCGCTGGTCTTCGGATGGGCTGCCGATGCACTGACCTGGCTGCGCAAGCCAGGCAGCCGGCTGAAGGTGGTCTGTGCGCTCCTGGCCGCGCTGCTATCGATTGCTGCACTCACGTCCTACCGCAAGGGCCAGCAGGTCATCGTGGTGACGCGCCAGGTGGCGCAGTGCCAGAGCGATCGCACATCGGCCCTGGAAGCGGCACAGCTCAAGCGCGCCGAGTTGGAGCGTAACAACGCCGACAAGGATGCCGCACTGGCGACCATCGCCGCCAAGTTGCAGGCCGAGGCCGAGAAGCTGCGTGTACTGCAGGAGCGCAACGCCGGCCTGCGCGACAAGACCGAAGCCGCCAAGGCCGCTGCCGACCGCAGCGCGAAGGCGTTCAAGCAGGAATACGACCAACGCCCGGCCGAGTGCACCGCCGCACTGCAGGCGCTGGCCGCGGCATGCCCCAGCCTGGGAGGCTACTGATGCGCGCACTGCTTACTGCTGCGCTGCTGGCCGCGCTGCTGGCTGGATGTGGCAACAAGGCCGCCCGGCCAGATCCGGCGCGCCCGATTGTGGTGACACCGGCGCCGGCCGTGGTTGCGGTGCCGGTGCGTACCTATGTGGAAATCGATCGGCGCCTGACTCAGCGCTGCCCCTGGGTAAAGAACGGCACGCTGGAGCAGGTGCTGGACGTCTCGCGTGGGCGCAAGCGCTGCTTGGAATTCTACGAAGCCAACCTGGGCGAGATCGAGCAGGTGCAGGGCACACCGGCCGCAGAGGCTTCGCCGTGAGCCAGATCCGCATCGCCGTGGATGCCGACAACCTGCTGGGCCGTCAGTTCAGTGCGCTGGAGCGCGAGCAGCTGCCGTTTGCCATCGTGCAGGCGTGCAACGCCACCGCATACGAGATCCGCGAAGTGTGGAAGCGGACCGCGCCGCGCGTGTTCGACCGGCCGACCGCGCTGACTATCAATGCGGCGATGTACCGCAAGGCGACCAAAGCCCGCCTGTTTGCCGAGATTTTCCTGCGCGATGAGGCCTTCAAGGGCACGCCGCCGGCCAAGTACCTGCGCACGGAAGTGGACGGCGGGCAGCGGCGCAAGAAGGGTTTCGAGGTGCTGCTGCAGGCCAAGGGCCTGATGCCGGCCGGGCAGTTCGCGGTCACCGGCCGCGGGACACGCACTGACCAGTATGGCAATGTGCCCGGCGGCCAGGTGACTGCGATCCTGTCGCAGCTGGGCGCGCAACGCGACGCCTACCAAAACGCCAACACCGAAGAGCCCAAGCGTCGCAGCAACGAGCGTAGCCGCTCCGATTACCTCGGCCGCACGCGGCTGAACACCGTAGCGGTCATGCAGCGCACCGTTCGCCGCGGTGGGCGCTACTTCGCACTGCAGCGCCAGCGCGGCAAATTGGCGCCGGGCATCTACGAGCGCATCGGCACCGGTTTCGGCAGCGCGGTACGCAGCGTGTTTGTGTTCACCACGCGCGCCAGCTACACGCCGCGCTACGACATCTACGGCCTGGCCCAGCGCACCTGGGACAAGCTGATGCCGTTCTATTTCAACCGCGAGCTGGACAAGGCCATCCAAAGTGCGATCGCCCGGGTGCGTGCATGAGCCAGCGCGAGTTCTTGCAAGCCTTCGATGCGGCCGCTTTTTCGGCCTTCGCTGAGGTAGGCCTGGCTGATGGCGAGGCACGCTACCAGGCCCCCGATACCGCGGAATCAGTTCCGTGCACCGTGCAGATTGACCGCGACGTGCGCGACTTTGGTGGCGACCTGGCGCCGGTGAGCACCGGCTACATGCTGGTGACCTTCCAGCGCGCACAGGTGCAGCCGGCCAAGCGCGGCCGGCTGATGCTACCCGGCGAGACGCTGGTGCTGGCGGAGCGCGTGCGGCAGGACGAGTCCATCAGCCAATGGGTGGCTGACCATGTCTAGCCCACGCGAGAGCCTGCGCGCAGCGGTCGGCGCTTGTCTGCAGCGCATCAGCCGCGCGGGCGGCTACCAGACTGACGCCGGCAATAGCCTGACGTTGGAGCCGGGCCAGGTCGACGAAGACGCAACTGCCGTGCTGACCGTGCTGGTGGCCAAGCAACAGCGCGCCAGCGAGAGCGCGCTGACGCGCACTCATCGGCTCACCACGCTGGTGATCGTCGCCAAAGTGCCCGCGCCGCTGGACACCGCGCAGAGCCAGCTGGACGCCCTGGTGTCCGACATCGAACTGGCCATGGCCGACCAGCAGTTTCGCTACCCGCACGGCATCCAGTTTCCGCAGTACGTGTCCATGGAGCCGGTGAAGCCGGAGGCCGGCATGAGCTGGATCGGCGCGCTGCTCACCTACCAAACCCACATCCCCATCACCTGACGCCGCCCGCGGCACCTACGAGGAGCATCCATGCCCATCAATTCCCCCGATTACAGCTACCTGGGTAGCGGCGAGCTGCACCTGCGTAAGCGTGGTGCGGCCAAGCCGTTCCGCGGCGTCGGCAACTGCTCGGCGTTTAGCTTTTCGCCGCAGACCAATCGCATCAACCTGCTCGACAGCACGCAGCCCGGTGGCGGCAACCGCAACTCGGTGGACCGCATCACCGAGGTGCAGGTGAGTTTCACCATGCATGACTTCAGCGCGGAAAACTTTGCCGACGTGCTGCGCGGTACCGCCACGACCATCGTGGCCGGTAATGCGGTGGATGAGGCCGTGGTGGCCTACAAAGACGGCGTGACGCCGTTAGCCAATCTGGCCGCCGAGATCACCGCGGTGAAGCCGACCACCGGCGCTGCGGTGTACGCCAAGGGCAAGGATTGGGACATCAAGAACGGCGCGCTCTATGTGCCGGCGGATTCGGCCATCACCGACCCGGTGGACGGTGGGGCCAACATCAAGGTGACCTACAGTTTCGGCGCAGCCGAGCGCCTGCAGGCCTTGGTCAAACCCAACGAAGAGTACGAGCTGCTGTTTCTGGGCTTCAACGAAGCGCGTAGCGGCAAGAAGGTGCGCGCCCAGGCTTACCGCGTTTCCGGTGGCGTGATCGGCGAACTAGCGTTGATCGGTGAGCAGTACGGCGCCGGCACGGTTACCGGCACCCTCAGCAAGGACACCAGCAAGCCGGCCGGCGTGTCGCAGTACTTCACCTGGGATGCCGAGAAGTGAGCGACGACATTGATGTGCTGATGCCACCCACACGCTCCATTACCTTCCGCGGCGAGCAGGTCGAAGTGACGCCGCTGACACTCGCGCAGATCGGCCCCTTCATCAAGGCAACCCGGCCGATCATCGGCCGGGTCATCGTCGCCGCAAGCCTGGTCAGTGCAGGCGCCACCATTGAGGTGGCTGCGCTGATGATGGACGTGCTCGAGCAGGATGCCGATGCCTTCGCAAAGGGCGGTGCCATCGTGGCCGGCAAGCCGGAAGCATGGGTTGGCGGCGCTTCACTGGCAGATGCCGCTGCTCTGGCCGAGGCGGTGGTGGAGCTCAACGAAGATTTTTTTGGCCAGCGCCTGCCGAGCCTGATGCGAGCCGCCGGCAAGGCGATCGATGCGGTGGGAGTGACGCAGGCGCAATCGGTTGGGCCGACCTTATCCACTTCCTCGTCGCCCGAGGTCACCAGCGCCGAGATGTCTTGACCTACACCTGGGCGCAAGCAAAGGCATTTGTGGCGGCTGCTATACGCGATGACCGCGAGCAGCTGCTGATGCGCGAGGCGTCCACGGCGCAGGCCGTGCGGATGGCGATGGGTGCTGAGCCTGCCGCCTTTACGAAGTACCTCAACGATCTGACCCGGTAAATGGCCGACCAATCAGCAAACCTGCGTGTTCGCATCAGTGCGGACGTCAACGACATCAAGCAGGGCCTCGCGTTACTGCGGGGCCAGCTGACTGACCTGCGCAAGCAGGCAGGTACCCCGCTTCCTGCGAACGATCCGATCAAGCAGCTGGGCATCTCCGCTGGGCAGACGCGTCAGGCGATGGCCCAGCTGCCGATGCAGTTCACTGACATCTTCACTAGCCTACAAGGTGGCATGCCGTGGTTCACGGTGCTGGTGCAACAGGGTGGGCAGATCAAGGACAGCTTCGGCGGCGTCGGGCCGGCGCTTTCGGGTGTTTCCTCCGCGCTGCTCGGGATGGTTAATCCGCTGACGATCACAGCCGCCGCCGTGGCAGCGGTAGCTCTGGCCTGGAAGCAGGGCGAGGATCGATCCTTCGCCTTCAGCAAGGCGCTGTTAGACACAGGTAACTACGCAGCTGCGTCTACTGGGCAGCTGGAGGGCTTGGTTTCGAATCTTGACAAGCTGGACGGGATTTCGTTGGGTACAGCTCGAGAGGCTGTGCTCAAGGTCGCGGAGACTGGCAAGTTCACCGGGCAGCAGTTTGAGCAAGTTGCTGCCAGTGCCGCGATGATGAAGACGGCCACGGGGCAGGCGATCGACGAAACCATTGCGAAGTTTGTTGAGATCCGCAAGGACCCGGTAAAGGCGCTCCTGGAGCTCAACGAAAAAGAGCACTTTCTGACCCAGACACAGCTGGAGCGGATCAACACGCTGGTCGAGGAAGGCAACAAGCAACAAGCTGTCGCTGAGGCGGTCAAGCTCTATGACGAGCAAGTGGAGAGCGTGGCGCGGCGCGCGCTTACCGACATGCCTGCAATGTCTAAAGCATGGACGGGTGTTAAGGATGAGGCGTCTGGCGCTTGGGGCGAGGTGGAGAAGTACGCCGATCTGCTGGACCGCGTGATCTCCAAGCAGGACGCGCTTGGCAACAGTGTCGTCTGGAAAAGGCTGAGCGCCGCATTGGCCAACTCAGGTGGCGTCGTCGGCGGCCTTGCTCGTTACTCGGGGCTGTTGGACGAGATCGCCCAAAAGCAGGATCAGGCCGATAAGAGCACCGCTGGCCAGACGATCGGCGGCGGCATGCTCAATTCGCTGGGTGCGCTGGGCAGCCTCATCAAGGCATCCAAGGGCGCGCTGGAGAGCGCGGCCGGGCCGGACTTTTCCAACGTGGTCGCAACGGTCGATCGAGGACCCGCTATCGACTCTGAGCAAGCGCGGGCTAGCCTTAAGTTCCAGGATGACACCAATAGTCGCTTGGCGAAGACGCTTGACCTGGAGGGTCAGATCAAGCAGATGAAGGAGGATGCGGCGAAGGCGGGAGTTACCGACGCAAAGCTGCTCGCCGAGCGTGAAAAGGTAATGCGTGCCGAAGCGGCAGCCAAAGGAGCGAAAGGTGCGACAAGTCTTGCGACCGCTGCCCGCTCTGCAGGCCTGCAGAGCATCAAGGATGCGTTCACCGCCGAGCAGGCGCAGATCGCCACCAGCACCAAGATTCTGCAGGCGCAATACCAGGCGCGCGAGGTATCGGCCGAAACCTACTACCAGCGCATGCGGGGGCTGGCCGAGCGGGGCACTGCCGCCGAGGCGCAGTCGCTACAGAAGCAGATCGATTACCTGAATAGCCGCAACGTCAGCGGCAAACAGTCGATCGACGTCAATAAGCAGGTCGGCGAGTTGGAGGCGCAGCTGGCAAAGGTGCGCACCGAGGGCGCCGCGGCTCTTGAGGTGTTGTCCACCGAAGAGGGCAAGCTGAAGAAGCAGCGCGAGGACGCGCTTGCCTCCTACAAGGCGGCGCTCAACGCCAGCACCGATGCGCTACAGGAAGACATGGACGCCATGATCGCCCGTGTCGGCGCGGGCGATCGCGAATTCGAGATCCAGCAGCGCCTCAACGGCGTCTACCGGGAGCAAGCGCAGCGCCTCACCGAGCTTGCCCTGCAGAAGAACACCGGGCGCATTGACGAAGCCACTGCCGCTGCAGAGGAGCAGGCCGTGCGCGATGCAACCGAGCGCCGTGTGCAGGTCATTCGCGACGGCTACGTGCGCATGTCCGAGGCGCAGGCTGACTGGGGCAGGGGCGCAGCCGCCGCCTGGGCCAACTACCGCGATGAGGCGAGCAACGCAGCCGGCGCGGTAGAGAGCGCCACCACGTCTGCGCTGACCTCATTCGAGGACATGGTGGTCAAGGCCACGACCAACAGCAAAGTCAGCTTTAGGGACATGGCGAACTCGATCATCGCTGACTTCGCGCGGATCACAGTGCGCAAGGGAATGACCAGCTTGCTGGGCGGCGTGTTCGGTGGCAGCCAGGTGGGAGCCGTGCAGCGCGAAACGATCCCGCTGCAGGGCTGGGACACCGGCGGCTACACCGGGCCGGGCGGCAAGTTCGAGCCGGCGGGCATTGTGCACAAGGGCGAGGGCGTGCTGAGCCAGCTCGATATCGCTGCGATCGGCGGGCCGCGCGGGTTCGCTTCGCTACTGAGCACGATCCGCAGGGGGCGCGGTTATGCCGCCGGCGGGCTCGTTGGTAGCACTGCAAGGCCATCCGTTGCAGGTGCTGGTGGCATGAGCGTCGAGATCAACAACTACTCCGGAAGCCAGGTCACTGCCCGCGAAGAAAAACAGCGGATGCCTGACGGCTCGGAGATGAAGAAACTTGTACTGAGCATCGTCGACAATGAGATTGCCCGAGGTGGTAGCACGGCCGGCATGATTCGCGGCCGCTTCGATGTCAAGGATCGCCGCTGATGGCAAGCCTTCCCGCCTACGTAGGCGTGCTCTACGACGCAATTCGCGAACGGCCCGTGCCCTCGGTCAAGCGCACGGAGATGGAGCGTGGCCTCGCCAAGCAGGAGCGGATCAATTCGCGGACGGTGGTGAATCTGCCGCTGTCCTTCGACTTTTCCAGCGTGGATGACGCTACGGCGTTTTTGGACTGGTACTTCGATGTGATCAAGGTGGTTGGCACTTTCACCATGGCACACCCGCGAACTGGCAAGCAGATCACCGCGCAATTCGTCGGTGGAGATATCGGGGAGCTGCGCACCGTGGAAGGGGTGGATCGGCCTTACCAGTGTGATGTGCAGATCGAGTACCTGCGATGAGCACGTTCCAGGAACGCCGCCAGCGCGTCACCGACACGGACGGTCCGCTGGAGCTGTTGGAGATGACCGCGCCATCGTTTGCTGCCGTGTTGCGCATCGTCAACGACACGCAGGACTGGACCAGCAACGGCAACCTCTATATTCGTTGCCCATTCCGGTTCACGCCGCCCGCCGACCAGGCCGGGCAGACACCACGCGCGCAGCTGGAAGTGGACAACGTAGGGCGCGGCATCACCGAGGATCTAGAGCGGGTCCAGCCCAACGAGTTGGTGATGTGTCGCTACCTGATCACCGATCGCACCGCGCCTAACGTCATCGCGCGCCGCTTTTATCTGCCTTTGACGCAGGTACGCGCCGGCGGTCCGCTGATCACCGCGCAGATCGGCGTGGACTTCTTCATGCGCCAGCAGGCCGTGAAGCTGCGCGGTAACCCGCACACGTTGCCAGGTATCCACTGATGCGGGCGAATGAGATCGAGCGGTATCTGGGCATTCCCTACGACAACGACAGCTACGACTGCGCCGACCTGGTTGTGCAAGTGCAACGCGAGCTGTTTGGTCGCGAGGTACAGATGCCCGCACGCAGACCGCGCGGTGCTGCGGGGCAGGTGGCGCTGGGCGAGTTGTCGCGTGCCTATGCGGTGCCGACCACCACTCCAGTCGACGGCGACCTGGTGCTGATGTTCGACAAGGGCCAGACGCGGCCCGGGCATGTCGGGCTGTTCTTTCACCTCGCCCATGAGGGCTGGGTGCTTCATACAACACATGCGCTGGGCAGCAGCTGGCTTCACCGGGTGCGCGAGCTGCCGGACTACGGCGCAAGGATTGAGGGTTACTACGCATGGGTCTGATGACTGCGCCTGCGATTGAAGGCCAGCTGGTGCTGACGCCGCATCCGCTCACGCAGGACGGCCAGCGGCACATCCCGATGGATCTGAAGCCCGGCGAACGGCTGTGCGAGTTCCTGCACCGCCATGTGCTGGACCTGGACCGGGGCCAGTGGACGGTGTCGATCGGTGGGCGTGTGGTGCCGCGTCACATGTGGCCGCATGTCTTTCCCAAGGACCGCCAGGTCATTGAGGTGCGTGGCGCCGTCGGTAAGAACGCGCTGTACATCGTGGCAATGGCAGCGCTGATCTATTTCACCGGTGGCGCGGGTGCTACCTGGGCCGCTGGCCTGGGCACGACAGGTGCGGCAGTGGCCTATAGCGCGGCGTTTGTTGCCGGCTCGATCCTGATCAACAAGGTGCTCGGGCCTAAGGTCGAGAATCCGGCCGCCAGCACGGCTGGCACGGTCTTCAGCCTTGGGGCGCCACGCAATCGCATGCGCCCCTACGAGCCGCTCGGCCTGTTGTTCGGCCGCGTGCCGATTGCTCCCGACATCGCCAGCAAGCCCTACACCTTCTACGAAGGCGACGACCAGTACCTCGGGATGGTGCTGACACCAGGCATCGGCGTGGGACGCGTGGGCGCGTTCTCCAATGGCGACACACCGCTGGCCAACTACGAGGGCGTGAGCGTCTTTCATGCCGGCTACAGCCAGATGCCAGACCAGGCCATCCCGCTGTACAGCAATGTCGACACCATCGACGGTGGCGAACTGCCGGACACGGCCGACTTCGTCGCGCGAACCACCAGCGCCGACACCGTGCGCATCCAGATCAACCTGGAATACGTGCTGGGCGGCGTCGGCACCTCTGGAAAGACCTACAACGTCTCCGAAACCGTGCAGGTGCAGTATGCGCCCGCTGGCACCGGTATCTGGGCCACGCTGGCCACCCAGACGTACACCGGTGACAAGCTGGACGTCAGCAAGCGCGCGACGCTGTCGGCGGATGTGGCCAAGGGCCAGTACGACGTGCGGGTACGCATCCTCGGTCAAGGTAACTACGAAGGCCCGAACAACCAGCGCAACGACTTCCAGTGGTCGACCATGGGAAGCGTCCAGGCCGATACCGCGACATACGACGGGATCTCGCGCAGCGGCATCCTGATGAAGGCCACCGGACAGCTCAACGGCCAGCCCGACGAGCTGCGTGCCGAGCACATCGCTGCGCCGATTCCGGTCTGGCGTAATGGTAGTTGGGTAACAGAGGAGACCAGCAACAACGGCGCGCATATCCTCAAGTACGCCCGCGGCTACTTCAATAAGAAGGGCCAGCTGATTGCCGGCATGGGCAAGTCGGACGAAGAGATCGACATCGAGTCGTTGCAGGGCTTCATGGCCCACTGCGAGGCCAACGGCTACACGTACGACTACTGGCTGACCGAGGAGCGCAACCACGAGGAAGTGCTGCAGGCGATTGCGCTGGCGGGCATGGGGCAGGTGAGCTGGGCCGGCGGCCGGCTGTCGGTGGTGTGGGCCGCCGACGAGCAGCCGGTGTCGGGCGTGGTGAACATGGCCACGATGAAAAAGGGTAGCTTCGCAGTCGACTACACGCTGGCCAGCGCTGCCGACGGCATCGAATACAGCTACTTCGACAGCACGACCAACAAGGTTGAGACCTTGCGGGTGCCGGCGCCCGGCGTGGAGACGATGCTCAACCCGGCGCGCCTCACCGGCGAAGGGATCCGGCGTGAGTCCCATGCGGTCGAAATGGCGCGCTACCACCTGGCCCAGAGCCTGTTCCAGTACAAAGACATCAGCTTTGATCAGGACCTGGAGTATCTGAGTTATCGCCGGCTGAGCAAGCTGGCCATCTCCCACGACCTCACGCAGTGGGGCTTCGGTGGCCGCATCGTTGCTGCCGAGCGCAGCCCGCTGCTGGGCACCATTACCCTGACGCTGGACGAGCCGGTGCCGCCGCCCACAGCGGGCAATGCGTTCATCGGCTTGCGTATTCCTGGGGAGTCGGTCTACCGCACGTTCCGCGTGCGGGGCTTCACCGAGGCGACCGACGTCATCCAGTTGGTGGAGGAGTGGCCGGATGATGCGCCGCTGCCAGGCGAGGGCTATGCGGACTCAATGGTCGACGGCGGCTGGCAGGACAACCCGACGCACGACACGATCTGGATCTATGACTTTAAGGCAACGCCGGGATATAGCGTTCGCGTTACCAGCATCGCGCCCGAAAGTGACTTGAAGGGTGCCGGCATCACCGTGGTGCCCGAGTCGCCGCAGTTCTGGATCTTCGTCAAGACCGGCCAGTACATCCGGCCGGAGAACGGTTCTTCACTGGCCACCCGGCCGATCCTCAACAACCTGGCGATCAACGAGGACCAGATCACCACTGGCGACGTCACTGCGACGGATCTGGTGGCGACCTTCGACATCACTGGCCCGTTCGATCACGCGGTGGTCTATGCCTCGGCGTCGGACGGCAATAGCGAACTGCAGGAAGTGGCGCAGACGCGCACCCGCACCGCGCGGTGGCGGATCCCGCGCGCCGGCACCTACACGATCAACGTGCGCCCGTTCGGCCCGGAGGGGCAGATGGGTATCGGTGCCTCGCTGATCTTCACGACCGTAGGCGCCGACGCGCCGCCGGTGAACTACGACCTGTTCGACGTGGAGGAGATCTCCGGCGGCATCCGGCGCTACACCTGGGGTTTCTGGACCGACACCATCCAGTCGGCCAACCTGGCCGGCGCGGAGATTCGCTACGCCCAGGCCCCGGAGCAGGGCGCGCCGATGCCTGCGTGGGACACCATGACGCCGGTCGGAGACAGCGGCTACCACACCGGTGCATTCGACTCGCCCATCCCGTCCTCGGGCAAGTGGACGTTTGCCATCCGCGCGCGCAACACCAACGGCACGCTGTCGGTGGCAGCCAAGTACATCACCAAGACGCTGGGCAAAAACCTGGGCGAGCTGCAGGGGGAGATGCAGCAGGCGATCGACCAGACCACCGAGGAGATCCGGCAGGGCTTCCTCGAAGCGATCGCGCGCGATCAGGAACTCGCCGACAAGCTGCAGCAGCAGGCTCGGGATCTGGCCAATCTGCAGGCGCTGGTGGAAGCACCCGAATGGGTGGACCAAGCATGGCCGTCTGGCTCGATCGTCAAGCACGACGGCGGGCTGTACGTGGCCAGGCAGGACGTGCCGGTGGGCACTGCCATCACCAATACCGCCTATTGGTCATTGATCGGGCAGTACGCGAGCCTTGCCGAGGCAGTGGGCGCCATTGGCGTGGCGATGCAGCAGGTCACCACCGACGTGCAGCAGGTCGAGCAGGAGCTGCAGGTCCTCGCGCAGGACGTGAGCGGGGTGCGGTCCAGCCTCGCCGGCAAGGCGGATGCATCGGCGGTGCAGGCGATGAACACGCGTCTGACGCAGGCCGAGAACAACATCTCGTCGCTGTCGCAGCTGATCAGCACCGTGCAGTCCACATTGTCGGGCAAGGCAGACGCCAGCGCGGTGCAGGCGCTCCAGACGCAGGTCACCCAAATCGGCAACGAAGTCACGAGCCAGGGCACAGCATTGACGGCGGTCCGCTCGCAACTCGGCGGAAGCGGAAATCTGCTACCAAACGCAGGGTTCGAGATAGATTCGTCGTACTGGTCGGCCTATCAAAACTCCGGATCTGGCTGGGCAATAGGTCGAGATATCATTTTTGACAGCCGTACGCCGGGGGCTATGCATGCGTTGGTCATGCACAATCCTGGAACAACGACACCAGGGTCAACCTCGGCTTCTGTGAGTTGTGGATTGCTGGCGGCAAGGCCTGGGGCCCGGTACATCGCATCTGCATGGCTAGCAATGGCGACAATGCAGAGCTGGGTCTCGATGTACTTCTACGATGTCAATGGCAATCAAATCTCGTTCGTAGACGGAACAAGACACACTTCGCCAGGAGGCGGTTCCAATCTCAACGGCTACGTTCGCGCAACTGCAGTGCTGCAAGCGCCCAGTAACGCAGCGTATGTGAGGTTTGTCGTTTGGGCAGTGGCGCAGGCTAATGGTCCGGCCACTTGGGTGGTGCGGCCCATGCTGGAAGAGGCACGTGCAGACCAAACTGTTCCTTCCCCGTGGCAGCCCGGCTCCTATGGCATTGAAAGCAAATACGCTCTTGTTACCCAATCGATCTCCACGCGGGTCACGAGCACCGAGAATGGGGTAGCCAGCTACCTAGCCTCATACACGTGGGCGCTGGACGTAAACGGCAAAGTCATCGGCATGCAGTCGGTGAATAACGGCCGGATCGGCAAGATCACGTTCTCGGCGGACGTGGTGGAGATCATCGGAGCCACGCCGGGTGGCGGCCGAAACGAGTTCGTAGGTGGCAAGTTCTACGCCTACGCGCCCAACGGTCGCCGTGTGGTTGCCCTCGGGTATGGAGTGACATGACCAACGTCCTGATCATCAACGACGCCGACACCGGCGTCGTGCTGCTGCAGATCACCGATCAGGCCGACTCGGACCTGTTGACGCAGCACATGGGTGCAATCGGAATCGCGAGCGGCAGCAACGGCTCGGTGCCGGTGCCGGTCACAGGCAGCGCCAACCAGCTCTACTACTGGTTTGTGGCTGACACCGGGGCCGGTAACAGCCTGCTGCCTTACTTCAGTGACGACGGCAACACCATCAGTTGGGTATCGCCCTCGGCAACACTCACGGCACGCGCCGGCGGCACGCTGTTCTACGGGAGGTTTTGATGGCCTATGCGATCTTCGAGGCCGGTCCCAATCGCGTTGTCATCTCTGAGACATGGAAGAACCTGGCGCTAGCGTCGAAGCAGACCATCACGCCAACCGGCAGCGGGACGCTCAGAACCTGGAGCCTGACTGTCACCGGCACCAATCCGGCCCTCGCTTTTCTGGGTGAGAGCAACGCCGTGCTCGCAACGCGCACTCAGACCGGAAATAGTTTCACGTTCACCGGCTTCACGACCAGCGGCAGCTTTGCCGCCTACGTGTTTGACGAGCCGAACTTCGGGCGACGGGACTATCTGGTGGTCACTAATCCCGATACGGATCAGGTGCACTTCGACGCCACACTGAAGTACATGAAGGTGCGGGCGCTGCTGCAGGGCAATGCCAATCAGGGCGGGTCGATCACCTTGCCGGCCGGGCGAACCTATGCCGCGTTGGCCGGCTCCACCGGCAACATCATGCTGGCCATCGGCGGCCTGATTGGTGGCGGCCCGCAGTGGCAGGTGCAGGTGCTGTGGCGCAAGGGCGTGGTCAACATCAATGGCAACGTCGCATCCATATCCGCCATCGACACCGCTCAGGATCTGCGCACCGGTACTGACCGCAATCCACAGCCGCCCCCTGGCAACTACGGCCAGGCCTGGGTGCGCGCTCCCATCCTCGACGTCACCGGATACTAAACATGATCACGTGTCACACTGGAAATAGCATGAAGATTCGACCTCACCGTGGCGCCTTGGCCGAAGCCATGGCCAACTGCCGAAACATCGAGCCGACCCTCGGTGCCGTCGTAGAATTTCTGCGCGGCGACGGGGGTGGGGCTTTCGTGGTCACGCCAGACATGGTCAGTGTGAAGAAGTACGGCAGTGGTTTGGATGAGCGAATCGGCTGGGATACCTATGCAGTGTCCGTGCACGGCATGGGGATCATGGCGTGGATCGACGGCCCGCTGGAAGGCATGGAGCTCGCCAAATGATCATCAGCGAAAACTCTACCTTTGGCACGCAGACCCGAATCGTGTCGCCGCGTATCGAGATCCGGTGGGACCCGGCCACCAATGACGGGCCGGTCGAGTTCCACCTCGAGCAGATGACCACCAAGCCACACCCCGACGGTTGGACCCAGACGCTGGAGCGTTTCTTCCTGCGCGTGCTGACCGTGCAGATCAGCGACCTTATTGGCCGCAGCTACGACATCACCGCACCAGCGACGACCCAGCCAGACCCGGCGACAGGCGAATTGATCAAGGTGCCCGGCGACACGGTGACCGAACCCGGCGTGCATCTGCTGCTGGGCATCAAGGCGGCCACGCGCGCCGCCTACGATTCCAATGTCGCCGCGCCCGACGCAGATGCTGACCCGATTGCGCGGCAGATCACCATCATCTGGAATCCGACCAACAACGCGGGAAATGTGACCTTCCAGGTTGAAGACCGAGGCGCTACCCTGGGGGTGCTGGCTGAGTCGATCGCTGATCTGGTTGCCCCTGCTTATCTGATTCGTTTTCCCGGGGCGTCAGCGGCGCAGACACTTGAAGGCTGGAAGCTGCAAGCCTTGATCAAGGCCGCGACCAACACCGCCATTTCGGCCAGCTTGGCACCAGCCGACCCAATGGCCGAAGCCTGAAACAGGGCGCCGTGCATGAAGCTGACACTGCATGCACGACACCGCAACACAGGTGTTCTCACCACCTGGCATTGGCCTAGACCCTGCGCCCTCGCGAGAGCGGGTGCAGTGTCGGCCACCGACATCGCAAATGCTGAGAACCGAATGACCCGACCCATGATTCCCTGGCCGGGCGGCAAGCGCCGCCTGATCAAGCACCTCTATCCCCACTTCCCCGCACACGAGACCTACGTCGAAGCCTTCGCCGGTGGCGCAGCTGCCCTATTAATGCGGCCTCGTCCAGCACCGCTGGAGGTGCTCAACGATATCAACAGCGACCTAGTGTGCCTGTACCGCTGCGTGCGGCACCACCTCGACGAGTTTGTCCGCATGTTCCGGTGGTCGCTGGTATCCCGCCAAATGTTCGAGTGGGCGCAGATGGAGCGTCCAGAGACCCTGACCGACATCCAGCGCGCTGCCAGGTTCTACTACCTGCAGAAGTTGGCCTTCGGTGGCAAGGTCGAAGGGCAGACCTTCGGCGTGGTGGCCAGCGGCATGGGGCCGCGACTGAATCTGCTGCGGATCGAAGAGGAGCTAAGTGCCGTGCACCTGCGCCTCGCGAACGTCGTCATTGAGCGGCTGCCGTGGCACGAATGCATCACCCGGTACGACCGCCCCGAAACGCTGTTCTATCTCGATCCGCCTTACTGGCAAACCGAAGGCTATGGGATTGAATTTCCGTTTTCGGCATATGAACGGATCGCGGAGCTGATGCGCTCATGCCGCGGCAAGATTGTCGTATCGCTGAACGACCATGTCGATATCCGGCAAATATTTGCAGGCTTCGAGATGGTCCCTCTACAGCTGAACTACACAATCGGGAGCGCGGGCACTCGCGATAAGCAGTGTGGCGAGCTGATCATCAAGTCGTGGGACGACAGCGGTACCACGCTGTTTTGATGGATGCATGTCGGCTGCTTGAACTACGGAAAGGTGCGACTTGCAACGGACCGCGTCTTTACTGGGGGAGCCAAGATGCGGGATTGCTTGCTTTTCGGCGCCCGCTGAGCGTTACGATGACTCTTTAACGTACTGGAGCTTCAATGAAAGCACTCCTGATGACCACGGTTGTCCTTACCCTGGCTGGCTGCGCGTCTTACTCTGAGAGACAGGCGGAAGCTCCCTGGTTCACTATGACTAGTGATCGATCAGCCATTGAACTTGAGCAGTGCGTTGCCCCCAAACTACGGGAAATTGCACCGCGAATAACAGGTGCACCCGATGGTGATTCGGTGGTCTATGCAGTCGTAGCCGACCCCGCCGTTCTAGGCACTATTACGTTGAAACCCTCAACGCAAGGCTCCATCGCCGAAATCAGAAGCGTAATTAAGGGTGGGAATTTTAAAAAAATAAGGATTGCACTTGAGGAGTGTAAGTCGGAATACATCTTACTTCGCTAAAAGCGACTCGCGTTGAATCTATGGCTGGAGAAGGCGGGTGGACGCATCGAAGACGGGTGCTTGCGTCGAAGTCTGTAACTTACTCGGGCGGAAGCTCTGTCGATCAAGTCATAACGTGGAATTCCTACCGGTGGAGTCCTACAAGTAATGAGGTGCGTTCCTACAGGGTCCCGTTACTTTTTCCTATTTTTAGCAGCCGCACCTCGATACAAACTTAAGTTGCCGGACGCGGCGCCATGATGGCCGCTCAACCCGCGTGGCGCCTGAGCAGCGCCCAGCCGGCGCCCTATACGTAACCCTTAAGGTCATCGCGTGTGAGCACGCCCAGGCGATGACCCCACGACGCAACCAGCTCGACAATGAGGGCCGCCTCAAACGGGAACGCATGCAGCAGCTCCGCTTCGAACTGGTTGAGGACTTCCAGCGGTTCGGACGTGATCGCCAGGCGCTGCTGCAGCTGTTCGAAGAGGCTAAGGGTTCGGGTGTACATGCATCGCAGTCTACGAGGCCACGTCTCAAGCGATGAGACGGCCCTGCCGATACTGCGGGCATGGACAGATCCGAGCTTCGAACCCACCTCGACAACCTGGACGCCGCCGTGCCGGCACTCCTCGCCAACAGCCCCGACCGTTGTCACTTCTGGCAGGCCTTCGCAGGCATGGCGGACGTCGTCGGCGACGGTGCCGTCACGGGGGCGGATGCCCAATTCGTGTCCCGGCGGCTCGACGAGATCCTGGCTTGGCATGGCCTAGAAAACGGCGACCGCGACTGCTGAGGGACCGCCATGTGCTACTCCGCGGAGATCCAGGCCGACTACCGGAAGCTGGTCCGCCACTACGGCGCCACCATGTCGCTGAAGGAATTCGCGAAGCTGTGGTTGCGGGAGAACGAGGGCGAGAAGCGGCCCAAGACCGCGAAGGCGATGGATGATGCATTTCGCGTGGGCGGGGAGGGTGAGCTGGCCGCAATCGCTGCGGATCTGGCCGCGTGGGACGCCGAGGATATGCAGGGCCTGGAGCAGGAGCTTTTTAAGCAGGCTCGGCGCCTTGCTGATGCGGAGCGGGTCCTGGCCAGCGCCAAGCCGACCAAGAAGGCGGCCAACGACCAGCGCATCGCAACCACCAAGATCGAGCAGATCAAAGGCCGCATAGCAGACCTGCAGCGGACCGAGCCCAAGGCACGGGATTACCGCATCTTTCCCGGCTACTACGTTCCCGTGATCATCTCCGAGGGTGGGCGCCGCGTCATCAAGCCGATGCGCTACCAGTGCCGCCCGGCCGGTAAGCCGCCGATCTACGACGCGAAGTACCCCGGCACCTACAACGCTCGCCGGGACAACCTTCAGGGCTTCTGGCGCGAGCAGTTCGGCTATACCCACGGGCTGATCGTTGTCGGACGCTTTTACGAGAACGTGCAGGGGCCGGACGGCAAGAATCGCATCGTGCAGTTCCAGCCCAGCGATCGCGAGCCGATGCTGGTGGCCTGCCTGTGGTCGCGCTGGACGGATCCGAGCGGCGAGCAGCCTGATCTGCTGAGCTTCGCCGCGATTACCGACGAGCCGGAGCCCGAGGTCGCCGCGGTGGGGCACGACCGGACCATCATCAACATCAAGCCTGAGCATGTCGACGCTTGGCTCAACCCGGATCCGGCCAATCTGCAGGCGTTGCAGGCGATCTTCGACGATAAGCGCCATCCGTTCTACGAGCACCGAATTGCGGCATGAGCGCGCCGTGTGACAGCGTGCCGGCGTCATCGGACCCCGAGATGCAGTGGCGGCGATGGGCAGAATTTCTGGATCTTGTCTATCGCGAATCGCCAGTGATCAGGATCTGCGCGCTTGAGGATGGGACAGTCAGCATTCGGACACGCGCGTACAGCAAAGGGCCGACCGTCACACGGCACATGGCTACGGAGGCCGGCGCCCTCCTTTACGTTGGCGCTTGGCTGTTGAAGTGGCGCGGCCAGGCCAAGTCTGAGATCGACAACGCCATCAGGTCCGTACAGCTGCAGGATGAGTCGGCCGCCGCCGCACGCGCCGAATACCCCGATTTGGATCCGGCAACCTTCACCAAACGGCGGCGCCGTCGTTGA